TTTGGTCAAGCAAATTCGTACATGAAAGTAAAATAAATGATGAAGCATTCGTATTACAAAGAGGGGCACTGGCTCCCGTGTGTTACACACAAGCAGCTTGCTAGTATGCTGGGCATTGAGCCGCAAGGAATTTACTACCACATTGAAAACAACAACCTTCCTAAGTCGTTTAAGATTGACAACATCATTTACTATGATTTGGCAGAAATTGACGCATGGATTGCAAACAGGGGGAAGTGATGACAGAAGAGCTAATCCAAGCCCAAGCCCACCAAATCAGACGGCTAGAGCACGCGTTGATGGAGACAAAAGAAAGGCTCGCATACTACGAAAGCAAGGAAGTACAGGGCTTCACACGGCGTAATAAAATCGGTGTGACGTATGTAGGTGAAGATGACTGAGGGGGATGTTGTAAACGCCTGCTTACGCTACCTGCTGTACAAGGGGTATTGGGTGTGGAGACATAACACGGGCGGATTTAAACCAAAGGATAGCAGTCGTTTTATAAGGTTCGGTGCTAAGGGTTCACCTGACATCATCGGCTTGAGTCCTACTGGGACGTTTATCGGTGTTGAGTGTAAATATGGGAAGAACAAACCCACTGACGAGCAACTTCATTTTGGTGAGCAAATTACTTCCCGCAACGGTGTTTACATCGTGGCGTATGGGGTCGAAGATTTAGAGCGTAGCTTATGAGGTCACGAAAACCCTACCGTCATGACACTAAACCAGACAAGCAAACTCTGAGCTATTCCCCTGAATCTATGATGGCTGAGGTAAGGGACACCCTAAACCTAGGCTCTAAACGCTACGAGGTAAAGAATGGGAATCTATTCCTAGACGGCCAGCACGCCTCTGTTGGTGAGGTGGTAAAAGAGGCCAACAGGCTACGTCATAAATGGGGTATGAGTCAGTTTGGACGCAATCCCGAATGGCTTATTTGAGCTTTTCAAGTTCTGCTTTGAGCCTGTCAACTCTCCACTGCTGAATGGTTCGTTTCCCCAGTTCATAGTTACCCACCACCATAGGCGAGCATAACATAAGCTCTGCCATTTGTGCTTGAGTCATTCCCAATCTAAGACGGGTGGCTTTAAGTTCTTCCTTGGTCATGCCTTTGCATATCATGAAATAATCGCTTGCGCTAGTGGTTGATGTGTGGTAGTCAACTCAGATACACCTATGTGTAGGGCTAGCGTCTATAGCGCGAAAAGTGGCACCCACCACCTGCCCAATTTCATCTTGGGTAGCCTTGGGAGGGCTTATGAAAACTGAAGAATTTAGCAAAGTATTTGAACTATCAGCCAAGCTACTACCTCAGCTTGTCGGGCGTAACACGTCTGCTATATGGGGATGGATTCAAGCGGGTGCTGATGTTGATATGGACATTATCCCAACTATTCAAAGGCTGGCAGAAAAGAAACCAGACATAGGCGGGTTTAGTTACTTCACCAACGCCATTTTAAAGGCCAAGCAAGAGCGTGAAGCTGCTGAAAGGGCTATCAGCCAAGAGACAGCTATCATCACGCCTGTGAGCGATATTAAGCGAGCTGAACTACTCCGCAAAACAAGAGATATGAGAATTACGCTGCCACCTCATGATAGACGGTGGTTGGAGAATTTTGAAGCGAGCGAGGTGCGGGTATGATTACCTATAGCGAGATATATAAAGAGATATACGAAGCGTTCCTGAAAGCGATTGAGAGCACTGGCGACAGCTACAAGGGCATCTCGTGGTTCGGACGCAACAAAAGAATAACCCCGCCACGGTGTAAGCCATAAGCGGGGTCGGTACGGTTTAATGAGAAGAGTTTGCCGTACAATCTGTAAGCTTAACTGCTCACGGATACTAAACCATTCTCCTAGCCTTGTCAAACGCTAGTATAAAAAACTGACAATATGACTGCGGGAATTACACTAAGGGGCTTTTTTTATGCCCGAATCTGGCTAGCGTCGGCTAAATACGGCAGGCTAGTCAGAATAAAGCGGTTACTGTGGGATTTCAGGACAGCCGCAAAGAGGATGACTCAACCCGAAAGGGTGCAAAGACCTCTCCTGAGCGTGTGTAGTGCGTAAAAGTCTTTGTGTCTGTACGGGAAGCACTCCGAGACAGATTGGTGTAAGCGAAGGATGGCTCCGTAGGGTGTTACCTTCCACATTAGGGTCTAACCTTAGCTCAGGCTTAGGATAGACTCTTTGTGGCTCTGCTCAGGAATCACCTTAGGGTGTTTATAGGAAGGATAAGTATGTACGTGTATTTTATAGAGGCATTTAGAGAAACACCTTTGGTGAAGATTGGGAAAGCCAAAAACCCTGAGGCAAGGTTACGGAATTTGCAGGTAGGCTCCCCAGTCAAACTAAAGATGATTGGGCAAGTAAAGTGCAAGAGTGATTTTCACGCTCTACAGGTAGAGAAGTTTGCTCACAACCTGTTCTACAAGCAGAGGCGGCGAGGTGAGTGGTTCAGGCTGTCTGAAAAGCATCGTGAGATGCTAAAGCGTGTTGTCGAGAAGGCGAATGAATAAAGCGGACTATTACCTAAAGTTTAACACCTAACACCACAGAGGATTTATGACTAAAACAATAATCTTGATATTATTTATCAGCGGATCCAATTCAGGTGGTACTGAACAATTCCACTTCAAGACAATGGCTGAATGCGAGGCGTTCCGAATTAAAGTGGTAGAGAAGATTGATGGTAAAGGGCCATACATACGTGCAAACGGATGGTGCATCGAGAAATGAATAACATCTGTAAGAGGCCACCATATCAAAAAGCCACTAAAGAAATGCGTAGCCTCGACAAACGTCTACAAGCATACGTTCGCACCCTTCCTTGTGCTAATTGCGGCTCTGAGGGGGAGTATGTGGAGAAATACGGTAGATGCTTTTGTGAGTCAGCACACGTAGCTTTGGATGGGGTAGCAGGGAAGGCATACAAGGGGCTGTTGTCGGTCATCCCTTTGTGCAGGACGTGTCATTTCATATCCCACCAGAAAGGCCATTTAGCGTTACGTCCTCGTGAATGGTGGATTGAACAGAAGGATAAGTATTTACATCGGTTTTTACAATTGGTTCGGTGACTTGCCTTCGTCCTTCGGAATCTTTCGCCTCACCTAGGCGCAATGTACTCATGGAGCGAATGGGCGAAGATTCTGGAGGTCGTAAGGCAGCTTGCCTTTGTTCGAGGTTTCTGAGCCTCCGAAAAGAAAACCCCAGCCGAAGCTAGGGTTAAGAGTCATCCGAAGCATCTTTTACATGCCCCGCAGTTCGTGCCTTTGCCTTTTACGGTTTCAGCAGGACAGACAATTGGAAGGGCAAAATTTCTTCTGAGCTTCCTGATACGCAACACCAAATCAACGGGCGGTGGTACGTTATCAACTGTCTGTAGGTAGGCCAGCCTGATGTGTGGTGGTGGTTTAATCGTTGAACTATCGTCAATACTATACCACCCACGGCAACACTTTAGCTTTCCCATTCGGTTTAACACTGGCTCAATTTCACGGACTGACCATGAACGTGTATACCAGTAAAACCTCACCTTTGGGCAACGCTTCATAATCATGTACCAATTCTCAGCATAAGACTTGCTGAAAAAATCCCCACTCGCATGAACGCGAAGCACCAAAACACCTTGCTGGTTAATCTCATGTACCATACGCGACACAAAGTCGTATCGGTTGGCTTGCTCAAGATTCCAAGCGAGCTTTTCACGAACTTTCGCGAAAGAATATCTCCCTCGCATAGCATAACAGTGGCTTTCGCAAATCTCAGTCTTACCAACGCAAGTAATCCCTGCGGGTAAAGACCAGTGATGAATTGCACTTCCCAACTTGGAATTGCCCAACTGAAGCAAATAACGCATGAAAATACTCCTCATGCAAATGACAAAGAACGTCAAAACATGAGGATGTAGGCAGATTATTCGCGTTCGCGCAAGCGTTTTTGATTGGCGGTTATAGAATCAGGCGTGACGATTGGTGGGAAGTCCAGAGGGTTTAAGCTGGTTGTTGCGGGCTTGTGTGTTATATTAACGCGTGCCGCCTCGTAACCTTCTAAGTGTTGGTTAGCCTCTAACCTCAACGCATCAATCAGTTGTTTAACAGGTGAATGCGTCCATATCGTTTCTGGTGCTATATGTGAGCACTGTTTTTCATAATCATCGAGGTAAGCAAGTTTTTGTACTGGTAAAAGCCCTCCAGTTCTTATTGCTGGGTCAAAGGTCATGGTTGGCACTTGCCAATTCTCCCCATGCTCTTGAGCTTCCGCCCATAGATTTTGCGTAAACAGTTCGCGGGCTATCCCCTCGGCAGGTATTTGTGGGTTAACCTCCTCTGCCATTTTAGCTATTAAAGAAATGTGGGCGGATGTACAAAGCATAAGTCCTCATGTAGTTGGTTAATCGTGTTCAGGCCAGAAGAATGGCTTGTTATTGCGTTGGATGACCTTGGTCTGGTGTAGTTCGATAGGGGACATCCACGATAGCGAGTCAATCTGCACAACCAGTTCATACGTTTGCGAGTGCAATCCGACCCAGCAAACATCTTCAATGTCATCATGCTGATAAGCCAGTAAGTCTCCCTCCTGCGGTTCAAGCAGGTGAACACTGTCTGGGTGGATGTAGAAACGCTGTTCCTCTCGTTCCCAGTGCAGTTTTCGTATGCAATCGACTAGAGCATTACAAACGTCAAGTGGCAAGAAATCATCTGGGTAATAGGGAGGTTCCCCACTAGCAATGCAAGCTTTCATCTTATCAACCTGTAGCTTTACGCCATGATGCTTAGCCATATAGGCAGCTTCGAGAGCATCTGTGTAATAGTATCTGGTCATTGGCGGCTCAACGTAACTGGCTCCGAGAACGCTCTCTGTGCGTCATCCTGTGCTATCTGAATAGTTAGAGCATTGGGATTGAGTAGACGCTGAGTCAGTAGTGAGTAGTTTAGGGCAAGTGAGCAAAGCAGGAAGGCAAAGCAAGCACCTGCAAAGGCTGATGTACGGGGTTTGGGTTCTCTGTGTTTCATATATCCTCACTTGTTTCTGCGTTATAAAATCGTTGATTTATCCGTGATACCTTCGCCGCTGCCCTCTCTCGTATCTCTTTCCATAGCGCAGGGTCATATTGCTGCATCTCGTAAAAGAAGGAAACATACAGGGGGGCGACTTTAGGAACTATTGGCATTTCTGCTAATTTCTTTCTCGCAGCGTCTCGCTCGTATTTGGCTAAGAGATAAGCATCATACAGCCCACAATTAAACTCTTCTCCTCTAGTTTCTGCTCGGGTAATTTGCGACTCCTTTTCATAGCCTAACCTACCTATAATTGCCTTTATGGCATTAGAAAGCCTTGAAATCTGCATCATCTTGTTGGTTCGCGCTTGAGCAAGGTTAATATCTTCAGACAATTGCAATAGCTGCTCTTTAGTGTAGAACTGAAAACCAGAATGCTCTAAGTCGTCATCTTCATATGTCATGGTGTGTTCCTATTTAATTAAGTTAAGTGATACAGTCAGCAACAACGCTGCTGCGGTGGTTAGTATGGCGGCAATGATTAGGGATTCGAGGTAGAATTTCATTGCTGCATCTCCAGTTCGTGGTTTTCAATACAGTTTTCGCATATCCAAGCGTCAGGATATTTCACGGTATAGCCTCCCTCTGGGAAAGCGTCCGAGTCTACAAAGTCACCGCATAGGTGGCAGGTCGTCATGCTCATGACTTTCCGCCTTTTGCCCAAGCGATAACACCATGAGCAGTCGCTACTGGGTAAAAGTTGTGTGGAATATCCCACTTCTTGCGCATCTCTGCGATTTGTGCTGGTGTATGTGTCATGTGTTAGTCCTTTGATGTTAGGTTGGTAACTGCGTCAATGAACGCTTGGCGTATAGTAATGCCTCGGTCTAAGGCGTATTGCTTCACCGCCTTGTAAAGCGTGGTAGGGAAGCGACCTATTAGGATGTTGCGATGCTTCATTTTACAGATACCCGTAAAAGCGAACACCGTTTTCAGTATAGATGTGGGTTAGCGACTCAATGACCGATTCATCGCATGGCGCATAGTTTTGATTAGGAACCTCCATCGCTTGGCAAGCTACGATGTTAGTTGCTTCGTAATCGCGTTTCGTGAAGTGGATGTTTTTGTAAGTGTTCATAGTAACCTCCGTGTTGTTGATATAAACATATAAACATATATCCAATACTCATGCAACAACTATTTTCAACTATTTTCATGTATCAATACATATCAAGGGGTTAGGTATTAATTAACCGATGAGGATTATTATTCACTGGTCTGGTTCTTACTTGTTTCCTGCCGAGCAAACTATTAGTTGTTTACGCTCCGCTTATGTGATACTCTCTGCATGTTACGTGTATTCGTGATTTCTTTGTTTTGATGGGCTGCCCTTGGCATTTTGAAGCCCTACGTTCCACGTAGGAGGTTTGTAGGAGTGTTAGGGGTAGCTAAAAAGGTTAATAGATGTGTGCTTCACAGGTATCACTAGATTTAAACGATAGTCAGCTTCAGCACATAGAAAGCCTCTATGAGCAAGGGGCAAGTGATGTCGAGGTAAAAGCATACATTCGCAAGGAAAGAGGCAGCTTTTCCAATGACTTATGGGACAGGTGGCTAATAGATGAGCCTAAGTTTGCGGAAACCATAAAGACAGGTAAAGCAGTATCTAACGCATGGTGGGAAAGAGAGGGACGTTTATCACTCAGGGATAAGGACTTCTCATACACAGGCTGGTACATGAATATGAAGAACAGATTCTCATGGGCAGACAAACAAGAACAGGTAGTTGAAAGCAAGGTGGAGCACAAGCATTCTGGCAGCGTTGATGTCGTATCACGCATTAGTGAGTTGGTGTCGTGAGAAAAGCCGTAAGGACAGGAATCCCACCAGAGGGCATTACAGAGGAGCTTTTAGTTGAAGCCTATCGCATGGCGTTAAAGGGCTTATCTGGTTGCAAGAAGGTTTCATTCATTGATGTAACAGTGTTTGATTATGGCAATCAATTTGGCTTGGCTTTAGAAGGTGAGTGACAAGCTCCAGACGATAGATGATTACAAACGCCTGGCATTAAAGCTGAACCCTTTACCGTCCCACGAACAAGATGCAATAGTAAAGCACCTGATTAAAACAGACCTGTTTTTCTTATTATGGTTTGGATGTGGACGCGCTGATATATGCAGGCAATGGTTACTCGATAGATGTAAGGAAGTCCAAGCCAATCCTGATGAGCACCTAGACTTGTGGGCACGCGAACACTATAAGGACGTATGGATTGATGAATTAGTTGCTACACCCACTGGATTTAAGAGTCATGGCGATTTATGTGTTGGCGACTGGGTGTATGGGGGTGATGGCGAACCCGTGAAGGTCATAGCTCTAAGTGAGCGTTTTACAGATTCAGAATGTTATCGCGTAACTTTTGATGATGGTGAGAGCGTTGTCTGTGGCGGCAACCATCTATGGGAAGTAGAGAAGCGGACACGGAAGCGAAAAGGCAAAGGTCGGCTTTACCGCGAAAAGGTTGTACTAAACACAAAACAAATTGAGTCGCATGGGTTTGAGGCGGATAACAGGCTAGCGGTTAAGGTCGCGCCTCCGCTATTGAACATTGAGCATATCTTGCCAGTTGACCCATATGTACTAGGTCAATGGCTAGGTGATGGGCATACTCAAGCAGGTAGGATTACAACGGAAGATACAGAGGTTTGGCAGGAGGTAGAGCAAGCTGGTTATGCAACTGGCGGCACGATAACGCGAGGCAAGGCTTTAACCAAAACATGCTATGGACTCAGTAAGGCATTGCGTGAAGTTGGTGTGTTCGGTGATAAGCATATCCCACGCGCCTATCTATGGGCTAATGAGCGTCAAAGGCGGCACTTACTACAAGGCCTGATGGACAGTGACGGGCATTGCAACACCAGAGGAACAGCAACGTTTGTTAATCAAAACAAAAGGCTCATAGATGATTTTGAGGTGCTTTGTAACTCGCTTGGATTAAAGCCAAGGGTGCGAAAGTACCAAGGGGAAAAGAAACCCTTCTGGCAAGTGTCGTTTCAAGCATACAGGAATGAAGCACCGTTTCGCCTAAAGCGTAAGCTTGATAGGTGCAAAGCGGGTAAACGTGAAGCAAAGCGATTCATTGTCAATGTGGAGCGTGTGCCGACTGTTGAAACGTCATGCATTCAGGTAGACGCGAAGGACGGCTTGTACCTTGTCGGGCGTGGCATGATACCAACCCACAATTCTACAGTAATAACATTCGGCCTTACCATTCAGGAGATATTGAATAACCCAGAAGTCACTATAGGGATATTCTCCCACTCACGCCCTATTGCTAAGGGATTCCTCCGACAAGTGAAAAGGGAGCTTGAAGCCAATCTAATGCTTAAGCGTCTATTCGATGACGTGTTATTCCAGACACCCCAAAAGGAAAGCCCCAAATGGTCAGAGGATGAGGGGATAGTAGTTAAACGCAAGGGCAACCCCAAAGAAGCCACATTAGAAGCATGGGGATTGGTAGACGGCCAACCAATTGGCAAGCACTACAAGTTAATGATTTATGATGACGTGGTAACACCCGCCTCTGTCACCACTCCAGAGATGATTGAGAAAACAACGGACGCATGGGCAATGAGTCGCTCACTCAGTACAGAGGGTGGGCGTACACGATATATCGGCACACGTTACCACTTTAACGATACCTACCGTGTCATGATGATGCGGCAATCTGTAGCGGTGAGGATTTACCCCGCGACTCATGACGGCTTACCTGATGGCAACCCCGTATTGATGAGCCGTGAAGAACTAGCCAAGCGCAGGCGTGACCAAGGGGCATATGTGTTTGCCTCTCAAATGCTACTCAACCCATTAGCAGATGAAACACAGGGCTTTAAACGTGATTGGCTTCGTTATCACGAGGGAGTCAAAGACAACGGCGGTAACAGATATATCTTAGTTGATGCTGCGAGTGGTAAGAAGAAAAGCAGTGATTACACCGCAATCATCGTCATCGAATTGGGTGAGGATAACAATTATAAGGTGATTGACCTAGTAAGGGATAGGCTATCACTCACGCAACGCTGTGATTTGGTGACTAGGTTCGTCAAGAAATACAAACCTTTGGTAGTGGGATATGAGAAATACGGCCTCATGGCAGACACCGAATACTTAAGGACGATAATGTCGCGTGACAATTACTACTATAGTGTGGTAGAGTTAGGCGGTCAGCAACCAAAGAATGACCGTATTAGTCGATTAGTGCCTATCTTCGAGCAAGGGAGAATGTACCTTCCTCCATCGAGGAATTACACAGGCTACGATGGAATAATGCGGGATATGGTCGAGACATTTATATCCGAGGAATACGAAGCTTTTCCTGTTCCTCTGCATGATGACTTGTTAGATGCCCTAAGCCGCATAGTAGATGAGGATTTAGGTGCTACCTTCCCACAGTCGTCAGTGACGGACTCTTATGATTATAAACCGACACGCAGAGGAAGCGCATGGACAGCGTAGACGAAGATTTGCACAAATGGGCATATAAAGCCATTAAAGACAGCCGTAGCCATTTCAAGTCAGACCGTGAAGAAAAGCGGATTGATTATGATTTCTATGCAGGTCGTCAATGGACTGATGACGAGACACTTGATTTAGAATCGCAAGGCAGACCCGCTGTTGCATTTAACCGCTGTTGTCGGACGATTAACGCTATCGTGGGCATGGAAGTTCAGAACCGCCAAGAGGTGCGTTACTTCCCCCGTGAAATGAGGGATTCCCAGCAGAGTGAATTACTGACCAACGCGGCTAAATGGGTGCGTGATAGCTGTGATGCTGAGGATGAAGAATCAGAGGGCTTTCAGGATACATTGATTTGTGGTGAGGGCTGGACTGAAACTCGTATGGATTTTAGTGATGATGACGAAGGAATGATTGTCGTCGAGCGTTGCGACCCTTTAGATATGGGTGTTGACCCATCATCCCGCAAGCGTAATTTTGATGATGCACGGTACAAGTTCAAGATTAAAAAGTACTCGAAGGAAGAATACAAAAGCCGCTTTGGTGGTGAAATACCACAAAAGACCCGCTTTGGTGAATCCACTGATGAGGGCATGGCAACATTAACAGACAATGCTGGCCGTGATGCGTATGAATCGGATGATACAAGCGAAAGCGCAAGCACCAAGGATATAGAAGTCGCTCAATTCCAATACTACACCGAAGAAAAACGCCATGCGGTAAATGACGCTCAATCGGGAAAGAAGATTTACCTATCAAGTGCCAAGCTTAAGAAGATGCGTGCGACCCTAGACGCGCAGGGTGTGGAATACAGTAAGGAAGCACAACCCCATAGACAGTATTACCAAATATTCCTAACTCCTGAAGGCATTATTGAAGATAAAACAGAGCTTGAATGTGGGTTTACATTCAGGGCTATTACGGGACTGCGTGACCGTAACGAGGCGAGTTGGTTTGGGTTAATCCGTCTAATGCGTGACCCTCAAAAATGGGCTAACAAGTGGATGATTCAAATTCAACACATCCTAAACAGCCAAGCCAAGGCTGGTAAGGTTGCCTTTGAGACGGGCGCACTCAAGAACCCAGCCAAAGCAATGGATGAATGGGGCGACCCTTCCAAACCTGTAGAATTAAACGCACAAGGACTACAGAAACTATTACAACTACAACCCGCAGCTTATCCAGTGGGATTAGACCGATTACTAGCTTACGCTTTAGAGGCGGTAAATGACGCACCAGGCACTAATGCCGAGATGTTGGGATTGGCAGACCGTCAACAACCAGGCGTATTGGAACAACAGCGAAAACAAGCTGGTATTACTATTGTCGCGACGTTCTTTGATTCTCTCCGCCGTTACCGTAAAGAACAGGGGCGTGTGCTAGCGGGATATATCCGAAAGTACATCGCTGATGGAAGATTAATCCGAATCACAGGCGAAACTGGTGAAGAAGCCATTCCGTTATTGCGTGATTCTCTGTCAATGAAATATGACGTTGTTGTGGATGACGCTCCCACGAGTCCGAACGTGAAGGAAAAAACCTTTGGTGTGTTAAGGGAATTACTCCCTGCGCTCCAACAAGCGGGCGTTCCTCTACCACCTGACCTCATTGAATACGCCCCACTTCCTTCGTCATTGATTCAGAAATGGAAGAAATACATATCAGAGCAAAGCGAGAACCCAGAGGTTCAACAGACCAAACAATTAGCGATTGAAGCACAAACAGCGGATACTGAGTCCAAAAAAGCCAAGGCGATGAAAGACCAAGCGGACGCGCAGAAAACCTTGTCTGAGATAGGCCAAGATACAGGCGGGATGGAAGCTGGCAAGCACGATAAGGAATTGCAGGCCAAGGTATTCATGAAGCAAATGGAATTAGAGAGCCAAGAGCGTATCGCGGGAATGAGAACACAAGCAGACAGCCAGAGCAAAAGAGAAATGGCTCAGGCAACAGCTAAACCAACTGTTCAACTCGGCGGTGATGATGTCACAGGGGTTATTGGTGAAGCGTTCATGAGTATCAGCCAGCAGAATCAAATGATGATTCAGGCCATGCTGGAGAGCCAAAAAGAACAATCCGCTTTACTGGTACAAGCCCTTCAAGGGTCAATGTCACAAGTGGCGGATTCAATGAATCAGGTAGGCATGGCATTGTCTGCTGATACGGTGTTCATCGAACAGGACGGTAAACCTATCGGTGCAAGGAAAATTATTAACTAAGGAGACTATATGGCAAGTTACAACAAATTCCAAGGTTTCGTGGGCTATCTCGGCCTCGGAGCAGTGAACCTGAACACGGATACATTCAAGGTGTATTTGTCAAATGCTGCACCCTCGGCTTCTGCTGATGATGTGAAAACTGACCTCGCTGAAATCACCATGACCAACGAAGTCAATCATGGCGCGGGTGGTGGTGATGTGCAAAACACCTATTCAGAAACTACAGGAACGGGAACATTTGCAGGAACAGATGTAACCTTTGCTGCATCTGGTGGCTCAGTCGGGCCATTCCAATATGTGGTGTTGTATGACGATACCCACGCTTCTGACATTCTCGTGTCATGGTGGGATTACGCTTCTGCTTTAACACTGTCAGCGGGTGATTCGTTCACTGTTGATTTTGGAAGCTCAATCTTCACCATAGCTTAAGGATATTTATGACCAAACCAGTAAAAGAAGCACGTCCAGAACGTGTTACTAAAGAACGTGTTGCAGCAATGGAAAAGGTGGCTGTGAAGTCTATTCTAAAGGACATCCCAGCGCAATACATCGAAGCGCAGCGCAACCGAAACAGTATTAAATCATGCTGTCAGGATATTGAAAACCTGACCTACCAGACGTTTAAAACAGATGGTGAGTTGGAAAAGCCTGACTTCGCTGTGATGGAATGTGTGTGCGGTTCTAAGCATTATCGTGCTGCTAACGGTAACGGGAAGCTGTAGCCTCCTATAGGAGTTAACATGCCAACCAAGATATTTCTAACTGCTGGCACTACATCGTGGACGGTTCCAGCGGATTGGAATCCCGCGGACAATACTATTGAGGCTATTGGCGCAGGTGGTGATGGTTCGGTTATTGGCTCATCATCTGCCCGTGGCGGCGGTGGCGGCGGCGGTGGTGCGTATGCCAAAATCACAAACTTTAGCGGCTCTGGTTCTATCGCTGTACAAATCGGTGCAGGTGGCAGCACTGATGTTACGCAATTTAAAGATGGCTCAACACTTGTTGCAGATTATGGACGCACTGCAACAGATTATGTGGGTGGTGCAGCGGGATTAGCTTCAAATTCTGTAGGCTCTACGACTTATGATGGCGGTGCTGGTGGAAGCTCTGTTGACTCAAATACCAAAGGTGGTGGCGGCGGCGGTGGTGCAGCAGGACCGACAGGAGCTGGCAAAAACGGTGGCAATTCAGGCAGCGGAACAAACTCTGGTGGCGGCGGCGGTGGTGGCTCTAATGGCGGCTCATCTTCAGCAGGGTCAAATGGGCCGTCAGGCACCAACGGTGCAGGCGGCGATGGCGGCAATGGCACTAGCGGAAGTGGTGCGGGTACGGGCGGCTCTAGTGGTGGCGGCACTCCAACAGCAGGCTCAGTAGGCGGCGGTGGTGGCGGTTCGGGCGGCAAAAGTGGTGATACACCAAATGGCGGTGCTGGTGGAAGCGATACAGCTTTTGATGGCTCTCACGGGTGTGGTGGCGGCGGCGGTGGCTCAGGTGCGGCCACATCAAATACGGCTGGTGATGGCGGTAACGCAGGAGACTACGGCGGCGGTGGTGGCGGTGTAGGCCATTCAAGCGGTACAAAAGGCGCGGCAGGTCAAGGTGCAGACGGTCTTATCGTTATTACCTATGAGCCAGCGGCAAGCGGTACAGACTACGACATCACCGCAGATGGTGGCACATACGCAATAACAGGCACTGCGGCAGCGTTAGAGCGCGGTCTGACAGTAAGCGCGGCAAGTGGTTCTTACGCCATATCAGGGCAGGCAGCGACCCTGAATAAAGACCTAAGTATTTCTGCTGCGGCTGGTAGTTACGCAATCAGTGGCACTGATGTTGCGCTCGGTAGGGATTTAAGCATATCGGCTGTTAGTGCGTCTTATACTATCAGTGGTCAGGCTGCGACCTTCCCAGTCAGTTTAAGTATCGCGGCTCAAGGTGGGGTTTACTCCATATCGGGTCAAGCTGCGGCACTTGACGTGAGTATCTCGGCGGAAGCGGGAAGTTATACCCTCTCTGGTCAGGATGTAGGATTAGACGCAAGCCGTGGGATTACTGCGGCAGGTGGAAGCTATTCGATAAGCGGTCAGGCTGTAGACCTAACGAAGTCGATGTCTATTAGTGCAGATGGTGGAACCTATTCCATCACTGGTCAAACGGTAGCACTCGGCAGGGCGTTAACTATATCATCTGACGGCGGGGCTTATACAGTAAGCGGCCAAGCTTCGACACTGATTAAAGACGTAACTATCTCTGCTGAGAGTGGAGCGTATTCTTTAAACGGTACGCCAGCGGGATTAGAACAACACCGCACTATCTCGGCTAATGGTGGCTCCTACAGTATTTCAGGAACAGCCACGACCCTGATTAGTGGCAAGAGTATCAGTGCTGAGGGTGGCAGCTACAGCATATCTGGCCAATCGGTAGGGCTGAATAAAGACATAACAATATCCGCCTCTGGTGGTTCGTATGTTATCAGTGGGCAAACGGTAACGCTCAACACTGATAAGAGCATATCGGCAGACAGTGGTACTTATTCGATTAGCGGTGTTGATACCAACCTATTCGCTGGTAAGTCCATATCAGCCGATGGTGGGAGTTATTCGATAAGCGGAACGGATACTTCGCTCACGCGACAACTATCTATATCGGGTGAATCTGGTAGTTACACAATTGAAGGGCAGGATGTTGAGTTTGTCTATGTTCCTGCTGAAATTGAAGAGCCAGCCAATGATGAGTTAGGCGGCGGCTACCATAAAGGCAAACGCAAAAATCAACTATACGGCGAATCCCACGGCACAAAATATGACGGCTTAATCGAGTTAATCGAAGCAGAACGTAAAGCCAAGGAAGCAGCGGAAGAAGAATTAAGACTGGCTGAGGAAGCCAAAGTGAAGCTGGAAGTTAAAGTTACCCGCGCTCGTAAGCCTGCGACAAAAAGCCAAGCAGCGATTGACGCAGAGCGTGCAGCGTTGGAAGTTCAACGGTTAGAGATGCTACTCGCAGCGATAGAAGCTGATTTACTGGCTCTGGAAACAAAACGTCTATACGAATACGACATGCGAATGAGATTACTCTTACTGGTTGTATAGTTTTATCTTGCGTGTGTAGGATAAGTCTGATATGCGTGTAATAACCGAGGGGGGATTATGGAAATAGACCATATCGACGCTATTCTGGGCGAACCAGAAGTAATTGAAGTACAAGAGCAAGTAAATGAGTCAGTTGAGCAAGAAGCTCCTGAGCTAGAGAAACCAGAAAAACCCCCTGAAGAACCCCAAGAAGAAGAGCGTAAGAAATACGTCCCCCACGCTGCGTTGCATGAAGCACGCATGAAGGAAAAAGAACAAAAGGCACGCGCAGAGGCGGCAGAAGCCAGAATCGCTGAGTTTGAAAAGCGGATGAAGGAATTTGAGGCAAAGCAACCTCAAGAAGAACCTGATTATTTTACAAAGACCGAAACAGAACTTGACCAAGTAAAACAGGTTTTAGGACAGTTTTTAGGAAGCCAAAAAGAAGTTGCTGAACACAATGCATTCATGGCGAAATATAACGCCAGTGCAGAGGCTTTCAAACAAGACCAGCCAGATTTCACTGATGCATATAACTTTCTCACTTCCAGTCGTAAGAATGAATACCTTGCACTTGGTTATACAGAAGAGCAAGCATCACAAGCATTACTGGCAGATGAGAAGAGTATTGCTAATCGTGCATATCAAATTGACAAGTCGCCAGCAGAAGTGCTATACTCGCTAGCGAAACAACGAGGTTACACACCTAAACAGGCTGAAAAAAGCGTTCAAGAGATTGAAAAGTCCTTGAAGGCCAGTAAGTCATTAGGTGCATCGGGTTCATCAGCCGTAACTGATGGTTTTGATTTAGAGGAAATATCCTCTCTATCTGATAAAGAATTTGAGAAGGCTTGGGCTGAATACGAGCGCAAGCAACTAAAAAGCTAGTTCGTCAACTGGTAGACGTTAAATATCCTGTCTCGCCACTCTCCTGCGTTAAGGGGTGATTCGCTGCAAAGAGCGTTATCTCTGCAAACAATCATTTTTCAACTTAACCAATGGAGACTATATGGCTAAAACTAGCTATGGCGTTAATGACGCTGAAACAGTCAAGATTTGGTCTGAAAAACTATTCCGTGAAACCCTGAAGGAAACCTATATTGGTAAATTCATGGGCAAAGGCTCGGATAGCTTGATTCAAACCATGCCTGACTTACAAAAGAGCGCGGGTGACCGTGTTCGTGTAACCCTTCGTATGCAACTCGCTAAAGACGGTGGTATCACTGGTGATAACACTTTAGAGGGCAACGAGGAAGCACTTCAAACCTACACCGATGATTTACTCATCGACCAACAACGTAAAGCGGTTCGCTCTGGTGGACGTATGTCTGACCAGCGTATTGCTTACAACATCCGTTCAGAAGCCAAAACGGCTCTTAAAGACTTCTGGCGTGATTTGTTGGACACTGCGTTCTTCAACCAAGTTTGCGGCAACACTGCTGTTGCTGATAAGCTGGCTGGTAACAACGCGGCTGTAGCACCTGATGCGAATCACTTTGTATATCCTACAGGTGACACCTCAGAATCAGACGTAAACAGTGGTACTGCTACTTTCACAATGGCACAGTTGGATTATGCAGTGGAGCGTGCTCGCACTCTCTCTACGAATCCAATCCGTCCTATCGTGATTGATGGCGAAGAAAAGTATGTAGCGTTTCTACATCCTTACTCTGTGACTGATTTGCGTACTTCCTCTACCACAGGCGACTGGAAAGACATCCAAAAAGCAGCAATGCAAGGCGGACAGATTTCTAAAAACCCAATCTATACGGGTGCTTTGGGTGAGTGGAACAACGTAATTCTTCACCAGTCAACTCGCGTTCCTGCTGCGCCTTCATTGGCTAACGTACGACGCAACATCCTTTGCGGTGCTCAAGCTGCAACTATCGCCTTTGGTAAAGGTTATAGCGGCGGTGAGATGTCTCAGCGTTGGGTAGAAAAAGAGTTCGACTATGACAACCAAATCGGCGTTTCTAGTGCATGGATTTGGGGCTTGAAGAAAACCCGCTTTAACAGCGCGGATTTCGCAACCCTAGTTATGCCTTCCTACGCTATAGCTCACGGTTAAGGAGGACTTATGACTACACCTACAGTATTTTCTGACGTAGCTGCTAATGCCAATATCTACAAATATGTAGAGACTGGTGTTATCGCTCAAAAGTTCAGCCTCACACTCGCTGAGTCATTGGCGGCTGATTCTAACTGCGGTTTGATTCGCTTTGCTCCAGGCTTTACGCTTCTGGGCTTAGTGCTTGACCCGTCCGATATGGACACCGCCACTACCCTCGTTCTTGATATCGGCTACCTCTATGACGATACCACAAACGAAGATGACAATGCGCTTGCTGATAACTCGGCAATCGGTCAAACGGGCGCAACCTTGGTTCTTCCAGTATCGGGTGGTTTAACGCCATTCTTCACTGCTGAGGACTACGGTTACGTATCCATCACCACTCGTGGTGAAGTAATCGAAGTGGCTGGTACTATCACTGGCTATGCGTTGTTTACCTACGACGCATAATTAACTGGGGGCGGGGGAAACCTCGCCTCCTACTTTTGAGGCGTTATGGCACTGTCAGACATGAGAAGCCGCATAGCGGATGACATCAACACTACGGATTACAACTCACAAATAGTGACAGCCATTAACCGCGCCATTAAGCATTATTCTGGTGAGGGGTTCTGGTTTACTGAGACTGAAGATACCTTCCCCACCATTATCAATCAGCAGGCTTATGGAGCCGCTGACAGTATTCCCACAGATTTGGGTGAAATTGTTTACGTTGAGTATTCCGACAGCTCAAGTGATTATGAATTAGCTCCCCGCACCAAAGCGTGGTTAGAGCGGCACTATCCAGACCCCACCACGGGCAGGCCGTGTTATTACGTTTATTGGGGTAATGAATTCCACCTCTACCCTACACCTAATGAGGTAAACACGGTTCGTGTGTTTTATCGTAAGACCTACGCGGATTTATCGGCTGATGGCGATACGAACGATTGGTTAGAGTATGCAGAGGATTTAATCGAAGCACGCGCCCGTAAGTGGATTAACGCCCGTTTGTTGATGGATTATGACGCGGCCAGAGTCGCAGGCATTGAAGAAGATGAAGCGTTGACGGCTTTACGTCGGCAACACTCCGATAAAAAGCCCGTAGAAATCACACCGTCGAGGTATTAATGTTAATACCCTTTGGTGAGTACCTCCCTGATGCACCCCCGTTAAACAATCCTGGCACTGATAACATTTTGAATGTGGTTCCTAGTTCGGGAGGGTATCGGTCATTCCCTGAGCAGGTAATTGCTTCGAGCAGGTTGAATGACAAAGCCATAGGTGCGACCTCTGTAAGGGATACGGACGGGGTTACCTATATCTTTGCGGGTGACGCAGAATTCCTATACCAGATGAGTTCCAACACTCCAGTAGACGTGAGTAAAGCAGGAGGATATTCAACACTTCCTGACGATATTTGGGACTTCACGCAGTTTAATGATTATGTCATTGCGACGAATTTCACCGACCCAGTACAGGGCTTTCAGTTAGGGACAGCGACGGAGTTCTCAGATTTAGCGGCCTCGGCTCCTAAAGCCCGTTACTGCGCTCGGATTAAAGACTTTGTAGTGTTGGCAAATATCAATGATGGTGTTGACCTACGTCCCAACCGTGTGCAATGGAGTCCATTCGATGACCCCACGGGTGATTGGAGTATTTCCTCTACGACCCAAGCGGATTATCAGGATTTAAACTCTGAGCGTGGATGGATTAAACGAATCGTAGGCGGTGAGTATGGGGTGGTGTTCCAAGAGCGAGCCATTTCCCGTATGCAATACGTTGGTGATGACATTGTTTTCCAGTTCGATGAGGTGGAAACAGGCAGGGGAACACAATCCCCATTTTCAGTCGTTAAAGTCGGGAATCAGATTTTCTATCTAGGCCATGATGGGTTTTATCTGTTCAACGGTTCGAGTTCCATTCCAATTGGCGCGGGTAAGGTCAATAAAACGTTCCTCGCAGACCTAGACGATAATTACGTTGACCGTGTGACCGCAGCGTATGATGCGAAGGAAAGCATTATTTATGTGGCTTATCCTGGGGCGAGTAATTTCAGTGGCTATTGCAATAAAATGCTTGCCTACAGTCTCACTGAAAACAGGTGGTCACCAATAGATTTAGCAGAGAACAGTATAAGCCTGTTATTCAATCCGTTCAGCTCTGGTTACAACTTAGATGAGTTGGATGACGTGCTCCCTGGGGGAATTGATGCATGGAATATATCCGTAGACACCTCATCATTTACTGGTGGGATTATTCAATTAGGAGCTATGGACTACAACTGGAAACTGAGCTATTTCAGCGGTTCAGCAATGGATGCAATCCTTGAGACAAAAGAGGTGAGGTTTGGGCAGGGTGTCAGTACGGTATTTGAGGCTCGGCCAATAGTAGAAGGATTCACTACTTGCACTATGCGGGGAAGGTATCGGGATGGCCTAAATGAGAGCTATGCATTCACCGATAGCAAAACACCCCGAAGTAATAACGGTTCATGCCACATGAGGGCGCGGGGGCAATACCATAGATTCTTGGTTAACCTCACTGGGGATTTTGACAATGCGCAGGGCGTTGACCCTTGGCGTATTCAGGCAGCGGGGACACGATGAGCTTTCCAAGTGTACCCAATACTTACGCAGATAAAGACGAATGGCTCAGGCGCATTGCGTTGACGGTGAATCGTATCTTAAAAGGCAAGACCAATAACACGGGTACGCTCACTTTGACGAACTCCACGACAACGACAACGGTTACATTACAAGCTGGACAATTAGGTGAAAACACGGTAGTCTTACTCTCGCCCGTCACTAGTGATGCGGCTGCGGAGTATAGCACCATGTTTGTGTCTGCTCGTGATGTATTGAATAACCAATTTACAATCACGCATAGCAATGACAGCACAACCCGCACTTTCTCATACGTCCTCGTTGGTTAAGTGGCTCCCTGTCCCCTCGGACAAGGTAGAGCGCATCTGGACGAAGGTTGTCCCCCAAATTGCAAAAGCGTGCCTTAGTAGTCGAGGCCGTTATCAATCCTCGGATATTAAGAAATTCCTTTTAGCACGCAAATGCCAGTTATGGGTTGCGGCGGAAGGAAAAGAAATACTCGCGGTGTGCGTGACTGAGATAGTCAATTACCCCCGTAAGAAATACGTGCGTGTGATGATTCTCACGGGCGAACAGAAAGAGAAATGGCTTATGGAATACAAGAACGGAATTGAAGGCTGGGCAAGGGAAGTTGGGTGTGACGGAGTGGAAAGTCTCGCTCGTAAAGGCTGGTCTAAAATATTTAAGGATTATGACATGACGCATGTAATGCTGGAAAAGGAGTTTTAGTATGGGTGGTGGTGGAGGACAAACAACACAAACGACCAAAAGCGACCCTTGGGAGCCGCTACAGGGCTATTACAAACAAGCTCTAGGGGATTACTCCAAAGAGTATGAAGCTGGTATGCCTTCGCTATATCCTGGGCTTACTATCGCTCAGCGTTCCAACCCTACGATGTTGGCTGAAGAATTGACTTTGGGAAGGGCTTTGAGTGGCTCGCCTGTCACTGACAATGCAAACAAACTCGCTACAGATACGCTCTCAGGTGGGTATTTGAATAACAACCCTTATCTGGATGCGACCTTTGATAAGGCAGCGGGTCAGGTTCAAAACCGTGTGGATAGTATGTTCTCACGTTCTGGAAGGACTGGCTCTGGTTCTCACGCAGGTGTTGCGACTGACAAGTTAAATGACTTGGCGACCAATATCTACGGTGGTAATTACGCAAACGAGCGTAACAACCAAATGCAAATGATGTCTATGGCTCCAACCATAGCGAATCAGGACTACAACGACATTGGGAAAATCGCAGCGGTAGGCTCTCAGCGTGACGGCTTCAACCAGAACATGCTTAATGAGGCGATTCAACGCTTTGATTACCAGCAAAACGGCAACAGAACGAACGCTAAAGACTTCATTGCAATGCTCAATTCAATCAACGGCGGGACGCAGACTTCTACCGCTCCTAAAGGTGGTAACGGACTGGCTTCTACATTGGGTGGGCTGGGTTCATTGGCGAGTGGTGGTGCTTCGCTTTATAGCGCGCTTCCAGCGGCTTCGACTACTCTCCCGTGGCTGGCAATGTCAGACAAACGGTTGAAGAAAGACATTAAGCCTGTAGGCACAGAAAACGGCCACCAGTTGTATGAGTTTGAATATATCAACGACCCACTAGCGAAACGTTACGTAGGCGTGATGGCTCAGGACGTAGTTGAGACAAACCCTGATGCAGTGATGGAAGTTGATGGATATATGGCGGTTGATTACCGCAAACTTGGTGTGAATTTTAGAGAGGTAGTATGACGGGATTATTAGACAGATTTTTAAACGGAACAGGGACAGACCCACTCAATCAAGCTGGAGGTTTGGAGGGGTATTTGAATCAATTCAACGTCAACCAACGGTATATGCCGTGGATGCAGGCTGGGAATCAATTCGATGTGACCAGTACCGCAACCGGAAACGGCGGGTTACTCGATGGGAAACTGAATCCGTATGAAGTGCAGCCAGCAGCGCCAACGCAACAGCAGCCAGCGAGCAAACCAACCGGGCCGATTACCATTTCTGCTTTGCTTGGTGCATCCGACGAAGCAATGCGAAACGGCGTTGGAGTGTTGGGAACGCATAACGGCAAGGGCGCGGCTACCACGGCTGCACTCAGCAATGGTCAAGTTATGTCAATGGCGGATTTGCTGAAAAAGGTTCGAGATGCGGGGCTGGTGCAACCCGGCACTGAAAACAGGGACTTGATGGGTCTGGATTTAACGTCGCTTTTAGGAGGCTAAATGACTGGTCTACTCGATGAACCACAACAAGAGCAATCAGGGTTACTCAAGTTTTTAACCAGCCCTGAGTTCAACGGATTCTCTCAAGGGTTACTCGCTGCGGGTAACTCTAATCAGCCTGTGAGCTTCATGCAAGCACTTGGTGCGGGTGGTGCGGGTGTTCAGCAGGGCAAGGAGAAAGCGAGAGCAAAAGAAATTGAGGAAATGCTTCTAAAGTTGAAAGTCCATAGCGCAATGAAAGGAAGCGCGTCGGAAGAAAAGATTAGAAGGCTTCAGGAGACGCTGGGAATTGATGAGAAAACAGCGGTAGGAATAGCAGACGGTGCCATTAAGGTTGTAACCGACCCTGTGAGTGGTGAGCATAAAATTATCAATTTAGGAACAGGGACAGGCTCGCCAATCGGCTCGCAACCAGCTAACCCAGTATCGCCCCAGATAAACCAGCCATCCGCGAACACCCCAGAGCAGCGCACAAGCCTATATGAGTTATCAGAAAAGACAGCAGGGCCACTACCTGCGATAAAGCGTGCGGCCTCAGTTCCTGCTGGGTGGTTAGGAATGGATGTTGGTGGTGAAGAAATTCAAGCTGGCACGACCATGCAGAACGCCCAAAATGAGTTAATTAGTGCGTTGCAGTTCAATCCTAAGTATGCGGAAGGCGAGCGTAACAATCTAAAAAAAGAAATCAGCATAGAGCCAAAAATTTTGGACTCAGACATAACCCTGCAAAACCGTATGCAGTCAGTTGGCGGTAGCATAAAAAAACGGCTGGTTGATGCAGAGCGTGACGCAGCCGACCCGTCGCTTCCAGCGGAAACGCGAAGAATGGCGGCTCATAACGCTAGTAAGTATAGAAACTTCCTGCCCCTTTTAGATGCACCAGAGGGCAATAGGCAGGGTGGCAAACGCTCACTGGATGAGATATTTCGATGACAAAAGGCTTAGACGCAAAGATAAGGGCTGCCCGTGAAAATGGATATGATGATGTCCAGATTGCAGACTATTTATCAAACAATGGGATGGGCGACCAGATTAATGAAGCTAGGGCTTCTGGTCATTCCTATAACGATATTGTGCGTCATTTGTCGGGTGAAAAACGTGGCTTTGTGGAGCGAATTAAGCAGGGTGCTGCGGGGGCGTATCTTGGCACTGGGCAGATGGGTTCATATCTGGCTGAGAAAACAGGCCTAGGCGATATAACTATCGGTACTGATGGCATCAATTACCTAAGCCCAGAAGAATCCAAACAACGCCGCGAACAAATGGAAATGGGTATTAGTGAATTAAATATTGAAAAAGGCACTCCTGAATTTATGGAGTCGCTAAATATCGCGTTAGGCGACCCTTCCATGTGGGCTGGTGCGGGTTACGGTGGTGGATTAATGAAACAGGGATTGCAGGCTGGTGGGCTTTATGAAGTGGTACAACCACAGGATGGTGAATTTGACCCTGTAGAGAAAGCAAAAGACACTGTGACCATGATGGGTGTTGGTGCGGTAGCTGCTCCCGTTGCAGGGGCAGTGATTGACAAGGGCATGAAATACGCCCCGTCCGCACTGATTACCAAGGGCGGGAAAGAGGTTTCTAAAAGAGCTGGGGCAGCACTGAATGAATCGGGTGCGATGAAAAGGGCGTCTAACAGAGTCAAAGGGCTAGTGGCCGACCCAGAAGATGTGGCGGCGAGATTAGATGGGGAAACCCTCTCTGGCCTGTCTGCTGCGCGTCAGTCTGGGGAGGAAGGATTAATTGGCCTTGAAAACGCTGTTAGAAAAACCAGCCCAGAGCTAGAAAAGCAGTTTGCACAGGGCGAACAGCGTTCCAGAGGGATATTGCGGCAAGAAGCTGAAAAACTGGGCGGCGGCTCTGCTGGTAAAACGACAGAGTTTATTGAAGGCAGACGCAGTGCGTTGGTTGAAAAGCTCAATAAACGAGCTGAGGAAGCGACATTAAGAGCGCAGGAAAGAATTGCAAAGCTATCGCCTAAGATGCGTGAATCGGAAGCGTCGTTGATTGTGCGTGAGGAATTGGAAACTGCACTTCGCACCGCGAAAGCGGAAGAAAGCCAACTATGGAGAAACGTTCCCAAGGCTGGTCTTACAACGCAGGGAATAAAAAAGAAGTTCGCAGAAACGATTAAAAACACGCCCAAGGCACAACTGGAAGATATTCCAGAATCAGCGAAGAAGCTTTTAGGCCGTGGCGGTCTTAAAAATATAGAATCTGCTACTGAATTGCAGGGGCTTCGTAGCAAGCTACTCGAAGAAGCCCGTGAAGCTAGTGCGAATGGCAAGTACAACAAAGCACGAATGGCCGATGATTTGGCAAATGCAGTGCTGGATGATTTAGGTGCGCAGGCAGGGAATATTCGTGGCGAGGTGGGCGAGTCTTTGCGTAGGGCGTTGGACTACTCGCGCAATTTAAACGAGACGTTCCGCCAAGGCAATGTTGGTAAGGTCATCGCCCCAGACCGACTGGGTGGGGATAGGGTCGCCTCTGAGCTAACACTAGGGAACACCGTAGGCCGTGGCGGGGTGCGTGGTAGTGTGGCAATAGATGAAATCTCTAAGGCAGCCCCTAGGGCATCTGATGGTGTGCGTGATTACGTCTTGCAGCAATTCAACCGCACTGCGGTAAAGGACGGACAAGTTAACGCTAAAGCTGCGGAGAAGTTCTTAACAGAAAACGCGGATAGCTTAGACAAGTTCCCAGAAATCAAAACGGCGATTCAGGACGCAGTGAGTTCACAAGGCGTAGCAGCGGCTCGAACGGATAGAGCAAAGCGTGTTTCTAGTGCGTTGTTCTCCAAACAGAAATCTGCGGCTGCGGAATATCTGGGTGCACCAGTTGAAAAGGAATTTCAGCGGATAGTTTCGGCGCAAAATCCAGCAAAGCTTGCTCTAGAGATTAAGAAAATGGCTGGCAAGGATAAATCAGGCGAAGCTGTCAAAGGATTAAAATCTGGCGTGGTCGATTACATGCTAAGTAAAGCGTCGTCAGGTGCGGACGAAGCAGGTAATTTGGTTATCTCTGGCAACAGTCTGAAAGCAATGATTCGTGACAAGCGCACTGGCGCAGCGATAAGAAGCATTTTAGAGCCTGATGAATTAGTGCATTTGAATAAAATTGCTGATGAGTTCGCCTTACTTGAAAAGCAAGGCACGAATGTTGGGAGCGTAATTGATGACAATCCAAACAAGCTAATGAACATGGCTGCTCGTGTGGCGGGAGCTAAGGCGGGTGCGAAGTTAGGCGGTGGTGATGCGGGTGCTTCACTTCAAGCGGCGGCAATCGGTAGCTCCAATGCTAAACAATACCTCAAGAAGTTCATCAACGACAAAGCCGAAGAATTATTGATTCAATCGGTGCAGGATAAAACATTAAGAAGGTTGTTAACCGCTAATCTGGACACGCCAGCTAAAGAGGTTGCAGTAGCAAAAGAATTGAGCCGCTGGGCGAAGATGAATAAAGGATTTATGGCGATTCCTGTAGTCGATAGCATGAGCGAGGACGGACAAGAAAACCCTCCGCAAGTAGAGATGGAGCCAATGGGTTACACCGAATCCCGCCCAGTTGAATTGAAGCGCGAAGCCCCTGAATCATCATTATTCCAACGTGTCATCCAACAGGAAAGCGGTGGCAAGCAATTTGATAAAAACGGCAATCCTCTTAGGTCGAAAGCGGGCGCGGTTGGTATCGCTCAGGTGATGCCCAAAACAGCCCCAGAAGCGGCGAAACTCGCAGGGCTTCCATTCGATGAAAAGCGTTACCTCAATGACGCAGAGTACAACGCTGCATTAGGCGAGGCGTATCTCAATAAAAAACTGGAAGAATTCGATGGTGACGAAACACTCGCACTCATGGCCTACAACTGGGGTTCTGGGAATGTGCGCGGCTGGTTAAAGCGCGGTGCTGACCCTAAAGTCATACCAAAAGAAACCCGCAATTATGTAAAGAAAATATTAGGCAAGGAGGCTTAAAATGGGAATAGAAGCATGGAGTTCAACGGCGGCAAGCAATAACGCATCACCACCAAACGGTGCGCCTGAAGGTATGCAGTTTAACAAGGTCAATGACTGTCTCCGCCAGAACATGGCAAGTGTTCGTGAATGGTATGAGGATTCACTCTGGATTGACTACGGTGATACTCCTACTTACGCCTCTGCAACCACGTTCACTATCGCAACGGATGTCACCGCGAAATATGCCGTTGGTAGGCGTATAAAGGTCTACGGGACTACTCCGTTTACTTTGTACGGGCGTATATCTGCAAGCGCATATTCCGCACCAGACACTACAGTAACGGTTGTGCTCGATAGCGGCTCTTTAAACGCAACCATGAGTAGGGTGTGGGTGAGCGCGGCGCATGTTACCAACAGTGCCTTGCCAATTGGAACAGCAATACAGGCGTATGATGCGGATTTAGCGGCTTTAGCAGGGGTGACTTCTGCGGCTGATAAAGTGCCTTATTTTACTGGTTCGGGTACAGCGGATGTTGCTACATTAACGGCGTTTGCAAGAACGATTCTCGATGATGCAGATGCGGCAACAGCAAGAGCTACGCTTGGGCTTAACCTGTCCGCATGGACTGCCTACACCCCAACAATCACTCATGGTTCAGGTGGAGCGACTAACTACACCGCTACGGGTTTCTGGCGTAGGGTGGGTGATACATTTCATTTCCGTGGGCAGGCTTTGTTCTCAGGAACACCAGCGAATTTTACTGAGTTTATTATTTCTTTAAATGGCAACACAATTGACACTGCCAAATTGCCATCTGCAACGACCAATCAACCATTAGGCCACGCAATTGTTTCTGATGCTGGCGCGGCGTTTTACCCTTCTATATTGGTTTATAACGATAGCACTACGGTAAATATCAAAGCTGTAGGGGCAGCGGGGACATACGCTAATATTGCTTCCGTCACCCAAGCAGTGCCGTTTACCATTGCGAATGGTGATTACATTCAATGGTATGGTGAAGTTCCAATTTCAGGATGGAGTGTATGACATGGATGAAACGGTTGCAAAACTTCTTGATTGGGGCTGGGTAATTGTGGTGACAGTGGCAGGGTTAATCTTCAAACCACTATTCTCTGACGTGAAGGACTTAAAAGGTTCGCATGGAGAGTGCAAACTTGAGCTAGAGAAATTCAAAACCCACGTTAGCGAAAACTACTCAAAGGAAGTCAACACCCAGATTAGCCTCGCTCGGATTCATGAACGCATTGATAAGGTGGGCGACATGCTGGAAGACAAGACCAACGAAATCATCAAGGTGATTATGCAGGAAAAGAAATGAGCAGCGTTTTATCAATTGACCTATTCACTAAACCAAAGCGGAAGGTGCGCAGGGTGTTTCTTCACTGTTCAGCGAGTGACAATCCCAAGCATGATGACGTGAGCGTTATGCGTCAGTGGCATTTGGAACGCAAACCGCCATTCTCGGACGTGGGCTACCATTATTACGTCAAAAAAGACGGCACTATCCAAAAGGGCAGAAGCATTGAAAAGACTCCCGCTGCCCAAGCTGGGAACAACACAAGCACCATAGCGATATGCCTTGGTGGACTTGATAAATTCACAGAGGCACAGTTTAAGAGCCTCGCCACCTTGTGCCACTTAATACATGGTGCACTACCTGATGTGACGTTTCACGGACATTCTGAAGTGAGTAACAAAGCGTGTCCTGTATACGATTACCGCCGTGTCCTCGGTTTGAACAAGCAAGGACAAATAACAACCAAATAGGAGACTATATGAATAAAATCAGAGAAAAGCTAAAGGGCTTAAAAACTTATATCCTAGGTGCGCTTGGGATTATCACCACTGTTGCAACCTACCTCGTAGGCGATATTGAATTAGGCCAAGCAGGAGAGTTGATTTGGACTGCTGTACTTGCCATGACGATTCGCGCAGGCGTGACGACTGAAATCAAGAAAGCCACTGAAGAGTGACTTTCGCAGCAATCATCATAGGACTGCTAGCCTTAACGGCTGGCGCGTCCTTTGTGGTCTGGCTCCTCAGGGGATGGATTAAGGAAACTGGTGCATCCGAGGAACGGGAAAAACAAACATACCGCAAGGTAACAGGGGCAAGGAAAGCGAATGAAGCAAAAGATGAAGTTAATGGCCTTAGTGCCGCTGATGCTGCTCGGCGGCTGTCTGAATGGCGCAGGAAATGAAGCGGATTTTTGTCAGGTTAGCAGTCCCATTCGACCTAGTATCGAGGATGTTTTCTCGGATTCTACGGCGAGGCAGATACTAGCCCACAACCTGACGGGCGACAAAATCTGCGGCTGGAAGCCATGAAGCGATACATCATTAAGTCCAGCATCGAATGCGGTGATGACCTCTGGTATGACGATAGCCGTCAATCAATGACGATTGAAGAAAGCGGCTGGGGATAGCTTCACTGGGCTGGTTGACCGTGACGGCAACGAGATTCACAAAGCAAGGCCACGCATGGGGTTCATCGAGTAGCCCCCGCATTCCCCGATAATTACTGCTATGGTAGGATGTTCGCAAAAGGGGCACTAGCTTAATGGTTAAAGCAAGGCTCTCATAAAGCCGTGAGTGGGGGTTCGAATCCCTCGTGCCCTATTTCTCTTTGTTTATCAGGTGCTTACATGCACCATTGATGCACCGAAAGCAGGTGTCTAGGGGGCAAAAGGGTGCATTTTGGTGTGTCTAAAAAGGTGCCGAAAATAAACCTAAATCCTGTCTATTTCAGCACTTGCGTCAAGGAATATGGGGAAGCAGCAACCGCCTCATAAGCTATTGCTCATTTGCCTTTTCCCTTGGGGAAACGAATACTTTTGACGGTTATGCACCATTTCATGCACCGTTAGGAGTCAATCATGGGTCGGAAAGCTGGCATTTGGTATCGGAAGCAAAATGAGACTTGGTACGTCAAAATCAATGGGAAGCAGATAAACCTCGGCAAAGACAAAGCCGCTGCTGAGAAGGAATTCCACCGCTTAAAGAGTTGCGACATTCCGCGTCACAATGTGACAAATAGCGTCACAGCCGCAGAGATTTTAGATAAATTCCTCCTTTGGGTGGGTGACAACAAAGCCCAAGGCACGCTGGACTGGTACGAAAAGCACCTGCAAGCCTTTCTGGATTCCCTTCCCAACCAACGCATTGAAGCTGATAAGATACGCCCTCACCACGTCACTGACTGGTGCAAATCGTCATGGTCGAAGTCGTACACTCGCGGGGCTATGATTGCCCTCCAGAGGGCATTTAAATGGGCGACCAAACAAGGTTATCTTGACCGCTCACCACTGGAGCATTTAGAGAAACCAAGTGCTGAGAGGCGGGACAACTGCCCCACCCAAGCGGACTTTGACGCTATCCTAGAACTGGCCACTGAGCCGTTTAAATCGGTTTTGCAGTTCTGCTATGAGACTGGTTGTCGTCCACAGGAGGTTATCGCTATCGAGCCTCGGCACGTTAAAGACGATAGGGTAGAATTCCCCGTTACAGAGTCGAAGGGCAAGAAACGCAAGCGGGTTATTTACCTGACAGACAAAGCAAAAGCGATACTGGGTAGGGCTAATGGACAGTTTGCGAACTCACGCGGTAGACCTTGGACAGCCTTTTCAATGGATTGCCGATTGAAGAAAATAGCAAAAAAGACGGGCAAGAAATACTCGATGACTGACCTACGGCATTTCTTCTGTGACAGAATGATTATGGCTGGCCTAGACCATACGGTAGTGGCTGGTTTGATGGGGCATAGCAACACGCAAATGGTGAGTTCCACGTACAATCATATAAGCCAGCGTAATGAGTTCCTGTTGGATAAACTGAAATCAGTACAATAAAAAACGCCCTAAGCGGTTAAGTACTGTGTAGGGCGGCGACAATAGCCTTGAAAAGAGCGTCCTTTTTCTGTTGCTCGACTGGTAACGCCTCGTAAGGCACGATACATGGATGCTCTTTGGTATCGGGATTTTTCACTAAACCATACTTCCAGCCATCATCCAGCTTTACTTGAAGCCATGAATCATGGTTCGCGCTAGCGGGTGCATCTGGATTTGCTATGCAGAACTCAACGCCTTTGACGGCACTTTCTTTTTGCCAGTCGGGAGCCTCCGCCCAAGAAACTTGACTCATATCGCCTATGGTTTCGCAGTAGGCTTTGTTTGCTTCGTGGCAAACCTTGGCTATAGCTTCATTCATTAAACCTCTCTGGTTGGATTTTACCCTTTAAATCATAGTGGCTACAATGTGTCAATAAAAAACGCCACCAGCTTTCACTGGCAGCGTTACTTTATACGTGGCTTAGCCCAACACCCGCTACGCAGTTATCAGGCTCTCGCCATACTTTACTAACACATCCTCATCTTAGTTTCAAGCGACTAAGTTTGAGTGTACGCGGGGTAGTCACTGGCAGGTGGGTAACCCCGTTTTTTTGCCCTTCTAGGTATCGCTGTAGTCCGTCCGTGGGGATGCGAATCCGATTACCTACTTTAAAGCTTTCTAAAAGCCCCTTTTTGCAAATGCTGTACACAAACTTCGCGCTTACGTTAAGCTCTGCGGCTGCTTGTTTCACCGTGAGCATCGGTTGCTCGTCCAGCCAATCAACGTAGTGATTGCTCCCATGCACACCGCAATAAACCAGATTTCCATTACTCCTCTCCATCCAAAAGCCACGCTGCAAAGTTAAACGGTGCGGCCACTGCGTCCCCCATTCCCTCGAACACAGGATTCACGATTTTATCCGCGCCTGTTTTAATGGGAGCGTATGCCTTATCAATGGCTCCATCGACAAGCGTTGCTGCTTGTGTGAACTTCGCCTCGACATACCACACCGAAGCCCCCGCCATGACAGTGAGGAAACACAAACCCAACACAATCCACTTCATACTGTTCATCGCTCTTTCTCTTTCTCTTGGGGGTTTTCTTTTTCTGGTTCAGGAATATCGATACCTACCTCTTTGTATGCATCGCGGATTATCTTCTGATTTTCTGGCGATATTCTGTACGGGTCGTTTTTATCCCCTTTCAAAATATCTTTGCCTTCCATCTTATCCATCGCCTTTTCCGTGGCTTGTTCGTAGGCGGTTGAATAGCTTTGCCCGATTGATTCAGGAAAGGCTTTCAGTGCTTGCGCGAGTTCATCTCGGCCTCTGTCGAATGCTGTTTTAACTTCCCGCATCATATCCCTCTACTAGTACGGATTGTTCCATCTCTGCATCACGCAGAGCGATAACCCTATGCCTGTCTCTCTCGGTAATCATCCCTGCGATAATCACCGTACACGCTGATGAAACAGCGGTGTAAAAACCTGCCACGGGTAGCTTTAGGTGGATTAACAAAATCCCTATAGCAACACCCGAAACGCCTTCTAAGAACACACCAAACCCTTTACCTCCTAACCGTGGGTGGCCTATGTTGTAAGAATGGACGTGTCGCCCCGTTGCACGCCTACGCAGCGTGACAGCGATGTGGACGACATAAAACGCTAAGGTCGCAATAAGCATAAACGTCAGCAGCGCGTGCTCTGGTGGGCTTAACGTACCCGACACCAACAGGGCTTGAATCACCACATTGATGCACACGGGAACGGCGAAGATTCGGGTTCCCACGGTTCCAAATCTCCTGACCATAAGCGTCCATGAGACACTTAATGAAAGCACTGCCCAGTAAAGCAGGTTGACGGAGCTGGCGAAGTTTTCCCGAAATGGGGTGTGTTCGTAGGATGGTGGCTTTTCCATGATTTACCTTTGTTTGAAACGTGCTAGTGAGTAATCGAAACCGTTGTGGTAGACAGCCTGAACAATCTTTTTGTTTTCCTTTCCCCCAGTGGCTAGTTGGGTAAATGTGATGGGCGGAACACGGAAGTGATACTGTTGGCTCATTTGAGCCGTGACATTGCCCACCCCCAAAACATCCCAAGGGCTGGTCTGTTGGTGGTTATTGGAGACATTCATAAACATCATGCGTTTCATTCCGCAGATTTTTGCGTTCATCTCGTTGGTCTCCACACAGTTGTTGTTGAGCATGTACTTATTGACATGGCACGAATACAACGCTTGAGATTGGGTTTTGGCCTCAATCCCACCTCCTAAGCCGTCAACTAGAACAGGTAATGTCTGGAAAGCAGCCATTGATATAAAATTTTGACTGCGAGCAATTCCTTGGGCACTAATATCCCTATCAGGATGGCAGTAGAGTTGATATTCATCACGGGCGAAAATGAACGGCGTTCTTGTGTCTCTTCGCCTTAAGACTGCCTCAAGGAAGAAAAACGAATTCATTAACTGGAATGCCAACCCATGCTTCCCGTAGGTCGTAAGGTCATAATCCAGAATCACACACCTGCCACTTTGAATAGCGGTCTCTGGGTCGAAGTTCGTCACCCCGTTTACCGTGTCGCTTAAAGGCGGCATGGTGAAGGGAAGCAACGTGTTTAAAACTTGCGACAGTACCGCCCCGCGCACCTTTTCCCCTGCACTGGGAAGGACGTTTAAGAAGTAATCCTTGGCCAGTAATACCTGACGTATCTGGTCAGGCTTTACGGCTCGTTTGGATGCCCGTTCAATAATCGTCTTACAATGGCTCTTGCCTTCGTCCTTGGTAGTCTCTGGACTGGTCGCGGCCACTTGATACATCCATTCAATGGAGCTTTCCTCTCCGAGTGCAATCCACACCAGATTAATGGCGTGCATCATACAAGAGGTAAAATGCCCTTCCCAGAAGTCCTCACCTTTCTTGTCTCCTCGTTGAATGACTTGGTAGATATCTCGGAAGATTTGCGACAAAGTTACGGCTGAGCCTCCCTTGCGGCTCATCTCGTAAGTTAAAGGATTGAAGCGAATCATTGAGCCTGGGTCATATCGGATTAAATCCCTGCCACGTCCAGCACCAAGAATGATGTTCTCGGCAATGTCTGCCTCATCACTCTTGGCGGTAAACCATAAACACCCCGCTTTCCTTGGGCGGCGCATTAAGAAACCACGTTTAGGCTTCCTTAGAAGCTGCTGGAGGATGATTCTCATGGCGGTAGACTTTCCCCCACCAGTACGGCCAGTGAAAACAATGCCTTCGTTGGGTTTCATTTCATCACCTTCGCCACTACATCCAAAGGAATGTCCTGACGCTGGCGAGCCTTCAAAGCGGTCAGAAGGTCGGCAACCGATTGAAGCAACACTTCGTAAGTTGCTGTCTTAGGGAAGGAAACCGAGAGCTTGACCACATCCCCGTAACGAATCGTTTTAGTCGCATCGGGTTTAAGCTCCGCTTCCAGTTGTGCTCGGCTCCACTTCTCAGGAATCATCCTCTCACAAATATCCCTTTGCTCTTCGTGGGATACTTTTGAAAGTGGATAGGCGAAGCTGTACCCATAGCCGTTTTGAGATAAGACAAAGAGAACATCCTCAGCCAATCGAGCCTTGGCAGAGAGGATTTTGGAAGTGACGGACTGTTTAAGGCCAATCATCCTCCCCGCCTCGGAATCGGTACACCGTTTCCCTTTGACGATTTTTTCCAGAGCGTCTACTTGGTCGGTAAACGACATCCCGTCACGGACGTTGTTTTCCTGACAGGCGAGAATTAACAGGTCAACCGTGGGTAATTTCCCCTCGTAGACTTGAAGGGGCATTTCCGTAAGCCCTGCGGCTTCTGCGGCCTCTTTACGGCCAAAACCAGCGACTAAGGTAATCTTGTCGCCTTCCTGCTGGGCAATGCCAGCTTGGAGAATCCCAAAGCTCTTGACAGAAGCATTAAGCCTCTGTTGGTACTCTGGTGAACGCTGGCTACGAGCCAGATTATTTCCCGAAATTTGGGAAATGGGAACGAAACGTAGGGTGAACTTCATCTAACACCTCCTATGGTTGATGCGTTAGATGACTAGCTCCCGTTTATGTTCTAAATATTCTGGAAATTATTTCCTAAGGTCAACCGTGATTTTCTCCACATAGCTGGGAATGCCCTCGTGCCTGTCGCGGGATTCCCCCACCCAAAACACTTTCTCGCGGTGCAGATAATCCTCTAGCTTGCCAAGCCCCTTGCCTTTGATGGTCACTACGGCACTGACGAATTCAATGATGATGGTGTCTCCCGTACAGTCGATGTCACCTGACAATTGCCAGCGGCACGACTTACGCTTAGCCCCCATTTCAAAAATTATCCTGACGGGCTGCTTCGAGCCTCTGTGGGTTTTGAAGTAGCCAAAATCCTCTTGGAGTTCTTGCGGGGGAATCTCAGTGTTCGTATTGTGGCGTTTGTCGTCTAGACTGCTCAGCTTGTCGAATGGTCTCATAGAATTCTTTCCCTCGTTGGATTAAATAATTCACGGCTTTCTTCAATCGTTCATTGGTCGGTAGTTCAACAGGCTTACGGTCGAATAGCTCAACAGGTTCCAGCCTCAACGACTGCTCAACCTCGCTGCGTTTCAAGTCACCCCAAAACACTACCCTTGCATCTCTTTCTTCCGCTTGCATCATTACGTCAAGCATTTCTGAGTCAGGCAACTTACTTTCGACAAACCACACCTGTTCCTTCGGAGGTTTACCCTTGTAAGTCCCTGCGCCTAGTTTCTGTTTGGCGTAGTTCATGGCTGCGGTTCTGGCGATATTCGCCCTCACGCTCATGTACTTATCCCTATGGGGCATCAGCTTCTTGTCTATGGCCTTGATGCTTGGCCTATCGTCCACGGTGTAGGTATCACGGCCTAGTTTTTCGTGCTTTCCCATTCCTGCTTTCCACAAGTCCTCAATCTTCATCTGTCGAAGCCGTGAGTCTTTAGTCGATAGCTGCGCCCTATCGGTTTTCCTCCTGACGATTCCACCCATGCTGTATTGTTCGTTTAAGTAATCAATCACGCCTTGGTAAGAAACCTTCCCGATTCCCCTTTGCATGGCTAAGGTGATAACCTTCCTTTCATCTGCCCAAGTGTCCTTTTGGGTGAGTTCCTTAATAGCCTGCTGGGTGTATTTGGGTGAAAAGTCTGGTGGTGTCCCGAATTCATACCCAAGGGAATTAAGGTAAGTGTCCCTCACGGTGCGGAGTTCACCAGAGGTAAGACGGGAAGCCCAGATTTGTTTCAACTGCTCCATTGAAAACAGGTCTACCTTTTTCTCCCGCGTCATCTTGCCAACCTTGGCTTTAGATTCGGCTTTCACTACGCCATGCTCAATAATGGCATCCTCAACCTCTTGCGTCCGCTTTGAGAATTTACCTCGCATCTCTTTGGTAATTCCGTGGATTTCAAAATCCCCTTTGTCATAGTCGAGCTTGTAGCCGAGAGCTTCAATCTGCTTGGCCAGCGTTGCCCTAAAGAACGCTTGGTACATCGGGGCAGATTTCTTAATCGCCTCATTGTCGAGCGCATACCATTTGCCTTCGTCTTTGTCATAAGTGGCGTTGAGAGCGACAACGTGTCCATGTCGCTGCATGTCGGGTATGGAAACCCATACAGGCGTTAGAGATGAAGAAGTAAGTAATGGTTGCTTAACAGGCCGACCAAGAGCGTGCAACCAGTGAGCGTAAACCATATTCCCAGTGATTTTGTTGGTGTCCTGCCCACCTGCCCTTACCCTGCGTTTAGCGTCCCTTGCAATAAAGGCCATTGTCTCCATCATGGAATCATCAAAGACGGTTTTCAGGCGGGTATCACCTGCAAGTGCCTCCATGATTGAAACACTCTTGGGCGCAGAAAACATAAGATGCAAAGCTGCCCTGCGGTCTGGTGCATCCCGCTGGGTTATCTTCCTGCCGTCTGGAGTGCGGTTATTTAAAGCCGCTTTTAAATCGTCGTAGGTAACTTCGCCATCAAGCCCTAGTTTCTGGCGGTATTCTCCGTCCCATCGAGAGGGAGTGTTTGCATCGTGGAAGTAATCAGCCCCAACGAAGTAGTTGGCTACTTTCCCGCCTGAGCCTTTCATCCAGTCAATTTGAAGCATATAGCAACCTCCACGCGAATAATTCGCGGTAGCTGCAACCTAAGTCAAGTCATCTTTTGGTTGAGAATACTGGGGAATCGTGCTTATATGCGAAAGGCTTGGGTGTATTCAGCACCAGCAAGCCTCTCTAACCACAAACGCATATGAGGTGCGAAATGGCTCAAAGACTTTTATACAAATTGCGAGCACTTAGCAAGTGTTCAGTTGATGGGTGCGGCAATGTCCAGCACACACGCGGCTATTGCCAAAAGCACTATCTAGCATTCCTGAAAGACGGAACAATACCAACGATTCTCAAGCAAGTCAGGAACCTCTCTGTTGAGGAGCGATTCTTCTCCTACGTCAAGAAAACCGAGTCATGTTGGTTGTGGACTGGTGCAACGAACGAAAAAGGCTATGGGATGTTCTACATCCAAAAAGACCGAAAGGTAACGCGATATAAATCGCATAGATTCTCGTATGAGCACCACAAGGGCGATATACCAGAGGGTATGTTTGTCTGTCACCATTGTGACGTTAAGGGGTGCGTGAATCCTGAACACCTATTCGTTGGGACAAACTTGGAGAACGTCCAAGACATGATTGCAAAGAACCTAGCCCCTGAGCGAAGAAAGCAACTCAGGCGGCAAGATGTTGTAGACGCAGCAAAGATGCTGGGGCTTGGCTACAAAACCTCGCAGATTGCTAGAGAGATTGGCCTAAAGCCTACAGTGGTTTACCAAATTAAGCGACTCAAAACTCCTACCTAGGTCGGTAGGGGTGATGCCTTTGTAGTTTTCCCAAAATTCCCCGTATTCTCAGGGAAACTCAATTCCCCCTCTTAGTTAGTTCTCCAACTGTCTCTTTAATGCCATATCCAGTCGGTTCGTGAATTCCGTTTTCTCTTTTGGCGGCAGTTCGACTGCTTCAAGTATTCTGGCTCGTATCGTTCGTGGTTTTGCTCCCTCGTGGCTCATATCCGTGATGAAGTCGCACCAGTCGATAACACAGTTGCATCTGGTGAGTTCGTCAATCAGAATGCCCAGTGGCAAGCCGTAGGTTCCGCAGTATTTATACATTCCAGCTAAGACTGCTTTTCCTTCTGTTGTGATTCCTGACTGCATATTCCCTCCTTGGTTGACTTATTAATATGAAGCGAGCGGAGATTTAGTGCTCAAGCGAGCAATTGTTAAGAAGTCATGCTAGCCTGTCGAGTTCATCCTCGATGCTCACTGGAGATTTCCACGGCAAATGCTCCCAAACATCCTCACGGCTCAGGGCATAGAGCACTAAAGCTGTAAGGGCTATTAAGCCTATGATGGGGAAGGTTTTCATCTCCTGCCCTCTAAGAATGTGGTTAGTGCTGCTTTGGACATAGACACTGCAAGCCTCTTTTCTCTCTCGAACATATTTCGCCATTCTTTAGTGCCCCAATCTACTGGATGATAGTAGCACTGGTGAATAGCCACCGCCGCTGACTCAATCTCATCCTCACTAGGCTCTGTATGTATATAAGGTTGCATTGCTTCTATGGCTGCTTTGGCATATATCGCATCCTCATTTATGACCAAGGGCATCTGGGAGCGTTCGGTTGAATCTTCATACATCAGGCTCAAGCCAAGTTCGAGCCTTGCCTTTTTAATAGCCTCAGCAACAGCTTCTATCGCTTCCTGTTTCATGGCTTCTTCCTCCATATTACGGTTGGTATGCGATAGCGGGGTTTTTCTGAAAGCACAAGCGAAGCCAATGGTATCCACGCACCAACCCAACCAGTACTGATACTGAGAAACAGGTCAAAGATGGTAATCTCTTCAAGGCATATAGCAATCAAAGCCAGCGTAATAACCGTAGTAACTGCCCAGTATAGTAGTAGTGTCATCATGGCTTCTTCCTCTCGTTAGGCTGGTTAAGCAATTTCATAAACTCTTGTTTAGTAATTATGTCACCAGTTGAATTGGTGAATACCGCTCCTTTAAATTCTGGGATTGGCACTTCTGGCACACTCGAATCCACTGGTATTTCGTAAGTATGGGGTCTATCTATAAGAAAACTTTTACTCATAACTCTCCCTCGTTAGGCTGGTTGTTGGTTGAGTGCTTTTGTTAAACTGTGAACTTCGTCCATTATTTTGTCAAATCGCTCCTGCTGTGAATCGTCACTAATAATCGCAAAACACTCTTCTTCCAATTGCTTTAATTTTAGTATTATGTCCTGTCTGCTCATAATCCTTTACCCTTATCTGGTTGTTGGTTGAGTGCTTGCTCGATTATTTCCTTGCATGCCTTCACACTATCAAAAATCATATCGTTGCCATTTGCGGCTATGATTCTAATCATCACAAACCGCAAAGCCTCCTCACACACCCTAAGACGTTCCCGTAGCTCTGTAATCTCGGTGTCGTGGGTTTTTATCCTGTTTTCAAGCTGCACTATATATGCCGCCGCCTCATGACAAAGTTCGCCAATAGGCAATTCTGCCGATATGAATGCACATCCTGTTGGCAACCGTAAAAATGTTTTCTCTGGAACCGCATTCAAGCGGGAACATATCGAAGGAAGCACTGCTCCATCCAAGGCTGATGTGTTAGGGGGTTGTGTCATCACTGCCCCCCATCTGCATAAGGTGCATTGATAAGCAATTCCACAAGTTTATCGGCTTGCTTTATTCGAGCATAAGCATCAGCAGCAGCATAAGCAGCAGCATCAGCAGCATAAGCATCAGCAGCATAAGCAGCAGCAGCATAAGCAGCATAAGCAGCAGCAGCAGCAGCATCAGCAGCAGCAGCATCAGCAGCATAAGCAGCAGCAGCATAAGCAGCATAAGCAGCAGCAGCAGCAGCATCAGCAGCAGCAGCATCAGCAGCACGCCAATCTTTGGCTTTTATGTCCTCTCCGTTTATTTTGCGCTGGAATAATGCCGCTACTTTTTTTATTGATTCTTTTGACCTGTCAGTTTTTGCGTATTGTAAAACGCCATCATTTTTATCTACGAGTAGCCAATACATAAAATGATAAAATACCATAGATAAATCTGAACCTGTTTTTATTGCTCCTAAAAACCTCTCTGGCCATTGTTTCGCATGTTCCATTGGCAATCCCTCGAATATACCATCTTCTAATCTAGCTAGCACCCTTGGTATGCCAAAGCGAGTTTCGTACTCTGCGTGGTCGCCTGATTTAATCAAGCACCCAACAGCACATCCCTTGCCGTTTTCCCAATATTGACCTTTTACTAAATTATCCATTTCACGATGCATTGCCATCTCAGCCAGCGCAGACTGCTTTAAATCTTCATTGTTGTGGTATGCTAACATTTAAACTCTCCTTAGTTGGTTGTTAAAATTAATCTGCCCACGGTGAATCAATGCGTGGGTCGTATTTCTCTGGCTTTGCTGCTTCGTATTTTGCTAGGGCTTCACGCTCAAGTATCGTACCCACCACCTTAGAATTGATTTTGCCGCCCATGACGGCTTGATAAAGTTGATTTGTGGCATCATTCAACGCCTCTGCTATCTCATCTATTAGTTGCTTAGTTTCTGTCTGTGTCATTTGCTTTTCCCTTCCTTGTTAACATTCCTATCAGCAGCCACCTGCGTTACTTTAACAGCACAAGCAATAATTACCGTGACTGCGGCCAGTGTTGCTAGTGGGATGGCCATGCTTGGGGGTTCTTCAGTCATGTTTCAGCCTCAAGCCATGACGGGCTAAACAGCTACCTATGTAGCCCACCGTTCCCCAACCCACCTCTGGCAGTGCTGCGAGTTCATGAGGTCGGTGCATCGTAAGCTGATTCACTGACTCTATATTCAAGCCTTTGATTAGCCCTATGGCCTTGGTGGTGTAGATTGGCACTCTGTCGGCTTTGAATAAGTCGCACGGGTCAGATTTAAGTACCCTATGGCGGTTGAATAGTTGCTTTATGCTGTCTAGTAGTTTCATAGTTGGCTCCTCTGTTGTTCGTTAGGAAACGGAAGGCTTAAGCCACCACACTCTGTAGCAGCAAAAGCACGTCCAATTTCAAGATACTTTTCCATCCCCTTGGTGTTTAGCCAAGTCGTAGAAAAGCGGTTAGGTACTTTCCTTCCACTCGGTAGCAACTGCCAGCGAGGGGCGTTAGGGTGAAAGTCATCTTCTTCCAGTTGCGAGTATGCATATCGCTTTAGGAAGTCGTGACAGTCGTCTTCGTTCCAGTTGACCCCTGCTTTATTCAGGCCAACTGACCACGCTTTTAGATAGACTCCGTAATAGAAGCCGTTTTGATTGAGCGATCGTTTAGTAGGGTATTTCTTGGCCATCGGCTTGCTCGCGTCTTGCTTCTTCTTTGGCTTGGAAACCTTCCTTCTTTGGCGAGTCCAGCATGGTTAAAACACCGTTGAAACCCTGCAACACAACATCGGTAGAGTAGTGCTTCTGGCCGTCCTTTTCGTATTCGCGTGTTTGAAGTTGGCCTTCAAGGTAGAGTTTCGAGCCTTTCTTGACATAGTTCTCAATCAGGTTAACAAGCCCTTCGTTCCACACGGCAACGCGGTGCCATTCGGTGCGTTCCTGCTTGTCTCCGTTCCTATCCTTCCATGATTCAGAGGTTGCGATAGATAGGTTTGCAACTCGCTTGTCGCCTGCCTGTCTAATCTCTGGGTCTTTTCCTACATTGCCAATTAGTATTACTTTGTTTACGCTTCCTGACATTTAGCCTCTCTGGTTGGTGTTACTGATAATTCCGTGACGGCGGCATTTCGCAATGCCCTTCTTGCGTTTTACGTGTGCTCCGCATTTTGGACAGGCAGCCATATTAAGCTCCCTGACTCCAAGGGAAGCACTTCGCCAAATTCCTCTTGTGCCTCCCCCGTTGCCAGTCAAACGAAGTTTGTTCTTTACAAACTGAGTTTGCACAAGCACGCATGTGCTTGTGGGAGGAAGCACTCCCCTGAGGTGTGGCTGGGGTCATACTTCCTAATGCCATAACTACTCCTTAGTTTCGGTGGTGTCGCCATTCATCGCTGAAATTGGCAACGCCTTGATGGTTTCCATGTGGTCTTTAAGCAGGTTGTCCCGCAACGTGTCGCGTTTCTGGCGTAGCTCTGCCCTCTTGATTGTCGCAATTGCTTGCGTTTCCTGAGTTAAAATCTCCTTAAACGCCTCAGTGTCAACCTTGTTCACAATCCAATTCATTTTTGTGTTTGAGTCGAGGTCGAAATCAACATCAGTTTCAACTACCTTGCATACAGTCATTTTATGGCGTGTATCTGACTGAACAATCACGAAGTCATCCACTTGTATATCTTGGTCGAGCGTTTTGACAATTTCGCGTTTTGCATGTTCATCTGCTTCATAAGTGACAGCAATGCCGCGAGCGTGCTTGTTGATTAAGAATATTGCGGTTGAGTAATTCATAGTGGTATGCTCCTATTTGTTGGTTAAAAATGCGGGTGGTTGGTAGTCTATAGTGGGTTGTGATAAATCCATTGCCACTAGTTCCTTCTTACGAGCTTCAACAGCACGATTGAAAGTCTCACGGGTTTCGTGGTGGCCGTTTACGCAGCGTTTAACATCCTCTAGTCGTTCGTTGTGGGCATAGAAAACAGGGTCGTCACTCGCTGATATGTCGGCCAGTAGTTCCTTGCATAAACGGTTACGCTCTGCGTAGTTTTTAAACGAAGGATGTAGCAATGCTTCGCCTGTGTCTTTAGCAGGTTTGCCCTGACTGGCTGCATTTCCGTCATCATCATCCTGAGCGATTCCAGTGATTGCACTGTAGCAATAACGCCTAGCATACGTGAATGCCGAGCCGTAACCTTGAGGGTCTGCCTTCACTGGCTTCAATGGGTATTCCCCTTGAATCCACTCACCAGAAGAATGAGAAAGCATGGTGATTAACGTAACATTGCCGTCTACCGTTTTAGGAATCTGAATCACTGCCAAGCCGTTTTTAGAAAGCGGCTCTCTGGCTGCGTCAATCACTCCCGCGAGGTCTGCATACTTTGATTTGAAAAACTCATTGCTTACGCTTTTCTTCGCGTGGTCAAATGCTCCCTGTGCCTTACTTAAAGCCTCGGTTAGCTTGCCAATGGTAGGTGACATGTTGAGGTTAAATACTGGTGTTTCTGTCGTGGTTTCTGTGTAGGTCATATCAATCCTCTTCATTCAAAAAGCAACCTACCAACGTATCGTCTAGGTGCTCGATTTCATCGTGGTGTTCTGGTGCGAGGTCTTTTGCCATATCGCTAAGGCAATCCTTAACTGCATCATGTACTACACCTACATAACCACTTAGACGCTTATCGTTTTTAATGGTCTTGCAAGCTGTTTCCATTAGGCTGTAGTAAAGGGAGTCAATCGCCTCTAGCATTGCGGTTTCTTCTTCCTCGGTATCGCTTATGTGTGCTGTGTGTGGGTTGTATGTCATGCTGATTCTCCTGATTTGTAGTTTTGAACTCTAACTTGAATCGTTGTAAGCCTGTCTTTGATAAGCTCAAGCGACTGCACGATGTCGAATTTCTCGCCAACTCCATTTAGCTGATACGCTACAAGTGATAACTCCCTAGCGTTCTTCATAGAAAGGAAGCTGGCTAAGTCACCCATAGAATAAACAAGCTCGTCTATTCTCTCGGTGCGATATTTGATTGGGTGTTTTTCTATTGTCATGATGATGTTCTCCTTTTTGTTTGCAACAGGTTTTACTCTGTGGTAAAAGTAGCATTAAAGCAAGCAAAGCCTTTGGTCAAGCAAATTCGTACATGAAAGTAAAATAAATGATGAAGCATTCGTATTACAAAGAGGGGCACTGGCTCCCGTGTGTTACACACAAGCAGCTTGCTAGTATGCTGGGCATTGAGCCG